GAAGTTTTATTGCTAATTAATTTAAGTCTAAAGGCAAATATTTTTCCAGTGGCATCCGTAATTGTAAAGTTCTTCCATTCAGTCCATACATCTTCGTCCCCGTCACTCATTCTAATTACGTCACTCACCGGGCTCCACTCCGAAATAACGTTCAATACATCCGTAGTCCTATATTGAGTCTCTACAGCCCAATCAGAAAAAGTGGATTGGGACATAGCATCTAGATCTTCTAGATTCTCCCAATTTTCCATCAAATCAAAAAGACTAAACCCTTCGGCCTCGACTAGACTTTGGAGCCTTGCGGTATAGATGTCACCTAAGTCTAGTAGTTCCGAATAATAATAATATCCCTCAGAGTAGTATTGGGCTAAATCGGGATCTCCTGGGACTGCTAAATCGAGAGTAATTGCCCCGGTTCCTACTTCTGTCTTATCGGTAGATCCGGCAAGGGCCGGAAAATCGTTTATTTCATCAATGATATTTAGGTTAAAGAGCTCCGGAATCGTTGTAATTGCCGCTGTCGCGATTTCTGATTCATTCTCCTCGTAGTCTACCGCTTTAATTAGATATGTTCCGGTCCTAGCCTGAGTAGCGGATAAAGAAAGATTTTTATCGGCCCTAAGAAGCGGAATTGATGTTTCCCAAGTAGCAGTTAAAGAGGGGGAGTATCTAATTAAATATTCCCTAACTGAACAATCTTCTAGCCTTGTCCAAATTAGCTGTAGGACTTCTCCAGTGATATCTATATTCAGGAATTCAATATTATCGGGTCTCGTAGATTTTATTTCTATTGCTTGCTCTACAGATCCAACTGCCCCGAGCTCTAGTTTCTTTCCTCCGGCAGATACAGCCACGACTTTAAACTTGTGATTATTTCCTAAGTTTTCTCTAGTAGCAGTATAGGTATAAATTGTCTCTTTTGTAGTATCGACAAAATTATACCCTTGGCCAGAATCTACCCATATTTCAAATACATCATAGGCGGCCCCAAGTGGAGCGCCCCAATCAAGGGTTACTTTATAGTCTAATCCTGCCCCAGTACACTCATAGAAACTGTCAGCTATTTCCAAGTCTTCCACTTCTCCGGGGGGAAGAAATTCTGTGTCAAAGGCCGGAGAAATTTGTGGCTCATAGTCTGGTAGAGTGTCGGTGGACTCCGCATCGTAAATTGCGTCGGCCTTTTCAACCAGTAAGATAGTGGCTGATAGGTCGTCAGATGGCTCTATCGCCTTAACTATACAATCTAGAACTACATTTCCTACTATTCCTATTACTATTAGATCCCCAACTTGCGGTATATTTGGCCCGTCAAGATCAAAAGTAAAGGCATTAACGACGGTTAAGGTGTCGGTATAAATTTCCCCTGTTATCGCTCGATAAACAAACCCATACGAATATGGGCCCGTCTCAATGGCGTCGTCTATTTCAATTTGGTTTCCAGTCACTTTTCTAACTCTGGCCGGAGAGCCTCCGACCTTCATTACATCCTGTGAAATTTGGACAAAATCCCCTCTAGTACATACCAAATTTTCAAAGTCCACAGTAAGTGAAATATTCTCTTGTCTTAATCTATTTTGGGCCAGCATATATCGGCCAAGCCGCCATGCTTGTTCCGGACTAGTACAGGCAAATGAAGTTATCTCGTCCATCTCTGTTGCATTGTTCTCATCATACCCGTTGTCATAGACCGGAATTTCTCTAGATTCCCAATCTACTTTTCTATCAATATACGAAACTTTTATCCCATGTGGTCTTCTTGTATAGCTTCTAGAGGAAGTAAATCCCTTTGAGTTTCTCTGTGTAAATATCTGGACAGGAACGGTCTTTAATTTATCTACTAGAACTCCATATTTCCCATCAATTATATTTAAACTGGCTTGAGCAGCGTTACATACTTGATTCAATAGAGATTGAAGAGTTGGAGAGAAGTCCACTACTAGATTTGTCTGAAATCTTGGTCCAGTGAAATCTTGACTTGGCGGAGCAGTCGGAACTTCGTCGCAAAATTCGGCCCACTCAACGAGGCTTGCAGTATCTAGCCTTGATTTATCTATCGCTCGTTTATTTACTTCGCCTGTTAGAAGATCAGCAAATACCCAAGCAGGATTACTTGTAACTTCTTTATTCCAAGTTAAAGTGTTGGAGTCGTAGACATCTAATACCGAGGCGCAAACGGCAGAGAGATTTTGTATGGTCCCGTTTAACTGATTGGTAGCCCGTATTTTTAATTCCATAAATACATGGCGTTTGTCTGTTATAATAGGATCTCTGTCAAAGCGACTCGTAAGGCCGACCCACGAAAGGTTGTCTTGGGTCTGTACTGAATATCCAGAGTATGTATTTATTCTTGTTACTCGTATCTTGTAGCTTCCTACTTCTTTAGGAGTAAACTTGAAAGTAGAATACATTGCATTGAAATCAGCCCTAGTAATCTTAGCAGTTCCAAGGGATATAGTTTCATATTTACATTTGCCAGTGACAGAGACATTTGAATATGCCGGATCATAAATATTCGCTCCGGCATTTGAGAACGCCTTATTGAATAAAATTAGGGGCTTTGCTAGGGGCGTGTCTATTGTGTAAGTAGTGTATCCGGGACTATGGGGAGTTTCGGCAATTACTTTTCCTATCTTGGTTCCGATCCCATATCCAAGAACCAAATATTTATTTAAGATACTTACATCTGCTGTGGCTAGTACAATCTCGGTTTCTCCGTAATCATATCCATATTGAATATCGTACAGGCCATACGGGAGAGTTCCCCCGACATAGCCGGGACTCTGAGAAGTATAAAGGATGGAATAAACAGAAGTTGGATTTAAAAATACTGGATCTGTATTAAGTGGAAATAAAGAAAGAGGAACTTGTAGTATTCCAGAAGCGGCCCCAATAGTAACTACATTGTCGCAATAAACCGGATCATTAAACCCATGCCAGTTTTCTTCTCCTATCTTTGAAAACTCGATTTGGATTTCTATTGTTCTCGCTGTTTTAGTTCCAGATGAATTGAGAGCGTATAGCCCGTTTGGACAAACAAAAGTAAGGGATACCTCTTGTGGGGAATCAAAAGTATTTGATGGGGCGTTTCGTATTGCTAGGTAGTCGTCGATATTATTCAGAGGAGATTGGTTTTTATTAAGAGCGACCGAAACATCTTCCCTTTGTAGGTCTCCTTTATAGAGCTGCAAGGAATTCTCTAGTATTAAATCCCAATCTCCCTCTGGAGTTTCCGGCCTATTGAAGTCCACTAAATTGAATTGATAGTCGGAAAATTCTGTAATTGGGGTATCCCCAATATTTATTTGCCCGACTTGCATCGGACCCATGCCAAAGTCATAAATGGCGTAGAGGTATTGAATTAATGCTCCGCTATCTGGATCTGTTTCCAATTCTGTATATGGGTTTGCGGCAAGCGGAGGAAATATTTTATGTTCCCCGTATATCTTGGGTACAGTTCCAAATTTTCTGGTTTGATTACTCTGCCCAGAAATAGAGTACATTTGCGAGCCGGACAAATCCCCGCCAGATCCGATATCTAGTCCTTCTGGCACTGGCGGAGGAATGAGAGAATTTAATAAGAGAGAAACTCCTATGGAGACTCCGGCAGTTATAAGTCCTGCTGATACTCCTACAATCCCTGCCCCGGCCAGGGCTCCCCCTGTATAAACAGTAGCAGCTATAATAAGGGCCGTTTTAAAAAGGCCGGAAGCGTCTCCCCCAGAAATTTTCGGGGAAATAAGAACCGTATCTGTTTTTTGTAGCTTTACACTATCCCATAAGTCTTTATGAATCGTTTTGCCATTTACTACCGGAATGAAAAATTCTTTGGCCCTATCTTCTTTTACTACCCCGTCCAAAGATCTGGTCACGGCAGAAGTTAAAAATTCCCCGTCTTTTATCTCTAGTTCTTTATGAATTTTATTCCCCATTGGGGACAGTTTTATTTTAATCATTGCCTAATTCTAAAATACCCAAATATGTGTTTTTTAAATTTTTCAACTCTTTCTACTACACTTCCTATCCTCTTAGAGGTATGGAGCATCTTTCCATTTCCTATGTATATTGCAATGTGGCTCTCTATTCCTAGGACTTTAAGAACTATTAGATCCCCAAATTCTGGGGATACCACTTGTTCAAACTCCCCCTTATTGCTGTATATTAGATTTCTTGTCTCTTCCCTTGGGGGAGTATCTTTTTCAGAATGAATATGTTTTAGATCTATTCCAAATTCGCTCAAATAAAAGTAAACCGACAAATCCCAGCAATTCATTTTCTCATAGGGTATCCCGACGTATTTCTTAAAACAGTCCTGGATAGTTTGTTGGGGTATAGCGTTCACTGGTGATCTCCGTATTTAGAAAACTGTCTAGAAATAATCTGGCTGCAATTCTTGTTTTAGAATATGATAGATTCTGGATTTTTAATTCCTCAAAACTATATTGAACATCGTCTGGCAAAGAGGCCAATATCATTTCTAGCTTTACATCAATAGGGGAAGTAACCTCTCTGATAGCGTCAATCAAATCTAGTCCTACGTTATCAAACTCTATAGTAATTTCTCTGGCCTTTTCTCCGTCATCTGCTGGAAGGACTATTCTCATAGGAAATGCGATAAAAGTGTTTCCATTAGAAACTATGTCTTCCGTATTATTTACTAGCCTAATAGTAGAAAATTCTGCATGAGACAGGGTAACAAGAGTTAGAAAGGGGTCATTAGATTCCTGATTAAAAAGCTGGGCCAATACTTGAGGAGTAAGTGAATTGCTCATTCTGGCATTAACTCCCATTTCATAGATGCGATAAAGTTTATTCCCCCAAGCGGCTTATAGGATGGGGGCCCGATAAATCTAAACTCTCTTGTAGTTCCAAATATTGGATGGTCAAACTCGAACCTATCTACTCCCCCGTTCAGTGTCGTCTGATAAAAGTATAAAAGATCTTCTACTTGGTCCATATCACAGTTAATTGTTACAGAAAAAGTATCTACCGATCTTGTATGACGCCTTCTCACCTTAACTGGCCCGTAGTCCATATCTGTTCTGATAGTAGTGTCTCCGGGGTCAAATGAAAAAGAGTCTTCATTAACTAGCTGTTGTAATTCTACTGGCCATGGAGTCGCCATATTAATTTCCTCTACGCTTTAGGCCGTATGCCGATTGAAAAGTTCTATCAAATTGTCCGGAGGCAATTCCCTCTTTAACCTTATTAGAAATTAATATATCCAAAATCTTTTCCCCGTTTGGCCCTGTAGATTCGGTTTGAGTAACCTCTCCGCCTGTTTGATTGGTTATGTTTACATAAACAGGAGAAGATGCAGCAGATACTCCTAAACTTCCATCTGGAGATTTCCTAAGTGGCAATATTGCCTCTGGTCCGGCTTCTCCAAGAACTCCGAGTTTCCCCCTGCCATAGGTAAATGGAGTGGGGCTATCAAATACTCCGCCCATTGCAAATTGAGAGTATGTTCCGGGCCCCCTTCCGGCGCTTGCAGAAGCCGCAGCAGAGGGAATAGATGTAAGAATCCCCTCTGCCAGTGGTCGGATAATTAGAGATCTAATTATAATTCTATTCAGGTCGTCTAGTACGGCTTGAGCAAAATCTCTGAAGCTAAATTTTCCGTTTTTAGTAAACTCTACAAGGGCGTCTTCTAGCTTAGAAAATGTTCCGGTAACTAATCCTGCTATTTGCTTAGATAAAGTACCTATTGAATTTAGATAATCTTGAGCCCCCACTCGCAAAGCCGATCCCGGGAGAAACTTTTCAGATATTTTAACAAGCTGAGAATCGTATTCTATTAGGGATATTTTCCCCTTTTCAAGATCCGCATTTAATTCGGCCACTTTATTTTCTTCTATAGCCGCATTAAATTCTTGGATAGAGATCGTTCCCTTATTAAACGCAGAAGTTATTTCCGTAGTCCTATTCTTTGTCTGCTCTGATAAATATTGTTCTAGGTCGGTCTTCCCAGTAAGAAATTTAGACTTGGCAATCTTGGCATCAAGGTCCCTTAGAGTAGAGTAATATTTGGAAACAGAGATTCTGCCTCTATCATATGATTCATTTAATTCTCTAATTACTCTGGCCCTAATTGTTTCTAGTTCTTCTACTTGTTTTATCCTAGATAGTTCGCTGGCTGTTTCTGCTTCTTCTCTTCTTCTTTTTTCTTCGGCCAATCTAGATGCCTTTTCTTCGGCCTCTATTCTTGTTCTTATCTCGTCTTGTAATAATTTTTTCTTCTCTGAAAATCTGGCAATTTCCTTATCAAGCCCTAGAGATCTATCTTTCCCAAAAAATTCCCTTACTTTTTGCCATCCATCTAGAATGGATATTGCCATTTCTTGAAAAGCTATTCCAACATAGCGATTCATATAGAAGGCCTTTTCTACTATCAGGTCAAAATTTTGTACTATTAGTCCTATTCCGAATCCCAAGGCGGCAAAAAACGCAGTCCATGGATTGGATAGGGCCACTGCCGTTAATGCTTTTCCAAGGGATATGAGGCCGGAAATTGCCGCCGGAACTGCGGTAAGAGCAAAAGCTAAAAGGGATTTAGATACTAGATCTATCCCGGCAGCTACCTTATTAGAAATTCCAAGATTTTCATTTAACTCTTTTACAACAATTTTAAATCTATCAAAAGCAATTGTTACCGACTGCCCTATTGTAAGTCCTAGTTTATCGGCGTCGTTTCTAACCTGTTCCATCCCTTTAGCAAGGGCAGGAAGAACTACAGAATTGGTAAGTCTTCCCTCTTCCGCCATCTTTTGTAATTGACCCCTTGTTTTTCCGAGGCCTTTAGTTAAAAGGTCGGCCAGGACTACGTTTTGAGAAACAACGGACTTGAAATCCTGTCCCCGTAGAACTCCTAAAGAAAAGGCTTGGCTCAACTGAATAGTTGAGTTGACGGCTTCTTCTGTTGTTGCTCCGCTAAGGCGATATGTATTTTGTAAGAATTCGGTAAGTTTCAAAAGAGAAGTTTGAGAAATATTTAATTCTTTAGTAGAGGCCGCAAGTCTCGCATATACTTGGGCTACTCCTTCAATCGAGGCCCCAGTATTTCTGGCCACTGATTGAAGTTCTTTAAATACCTTCCCGCCTTGTTCTGCTCCTCCGGATAAAACATTTATCCTAGAAGATAGCAATTGCATAGAGTCGGATATTTCTACGATTTCTCTTATTCCAAATCCAAAAATAGAGGCTCCAGCAACTCCAGAAAACAGGCTTCTCATAGAGGAAAAAGATTTAGATATGCCGAGGACCTGTCTATTGAGGACTCCAAGTTGTCCGGCCATTTCCTTTAATCCAGAACTCTTAGAAACTACCTCGACTACAATGTGTCTCTTTTGATCTCCCGCCAATGGTTCCTCTATTTCTTTTTAGAGGCCGTGGCCCCACTATTTGGGGGCCTCTTTTTCTTTGCTTGTTCGGCCTCTAATCTCAATAATTCATTATCCATCGCACGAATACAATAATGAAATTCATTAAAATCCCCAACATCAAAAAGTCTAGAATATTCTATTATAGCAGTAAAGGGAATTGGCCCTAAGACCATGCTATTTACTCGACAAGTAGACAGTTCTTGAAATGCGTCTAAGTATAGTCGAAAAGGGCCAATATCTGGCTCCTTGTCTTCCTCTTTTAACATCCCCTTTTGTACTAAACTATCATAAAATCCGGATGCAACGTGGTCTCCCCACCTATAGGACCACGAAACATACCGGATTAGGAGTTTCCCAAGTCTTCCTTGTAGTTCTGGCTATCTGTTGCATACGACTGAAGTGAAGATCTCAATTCCGGCAGGGCCAGTAAAAATCCTACGGCAGTTTCTTTCTCAAAAGAAGTATCTTTCCCGTCTATTTCTACGCCCTTCCAGTCCATAAGACAGGACTCTACAAAAATTCTTGTAAGGAGTTCGTCTTCTTTTTCTTTTGGAAGAGTGTCATTTTGTATAAGCCTTGCATACGGCTTGTAGTGTCTGGCCATAGCCGCCTTAACTCGATGTTCATTGCTTCCGCCAAATCTTCTAACTAGGAACCCCGTGGTCTCAGAAATCATCATCCAGATTCCCTCTGATTCCATTTTAGTGTCTGTCTTAAATAGCTTGTCCAAATTGGTTTTCATTTCCTTGCCCTCCGATACTTGGACATTCCCAATAAAAAAAGGCCCAGTCAATATTTAGACTGGGCCTAATTGTGTCATGGGGCATTATGATCTAAAAATAGTTAGCGCACTCTCTCCGCTTGCTCCTACTTTTGCAGTTCCAGACATTGTTAAAATAATATCTTGGTTCTGTCCTCCAGAAGCGGGATCCTCAAAAGATACCTGAATAGCTGGGAAATAAAATGCATACCATCCATCGGCGTTCTTAACCTGGAATCCAAGAGCAAAAGACTCTTGAGTAAGTCTTTTAGCAAGAGTGGCCCAAGACTGGTCATTTGAATAGGCGCTCATATCTATTGTTATCTGCGCGGTTCCGGCAGAATAGTCGATTGGCGCAATATCTCCAATTACATTTTGGGCATTTAGGTTGTTATTCAGGGACATAGAAACAGACTGAAGTGCAAAGTTTCCTTCGTCAAATGCTCCAGTAGCTTCTGAAGCCAAGAACGGCATATCAATAGATCCATTCAATGTTTGAGAGGTAGCTGGAGGATCTATCGTCCTAGTATTAGTCATAAACTCGCCAGCAGAGTCGGCCTCTGTGTGGTCGTTTCCAGAAAATCCTATCGCCCCCGTAGCTAGTTCTCCGTGGGCAAATTTAAGATCTAATCTTGAGCAAATCATTCCCCGGTAGTTGATTGCTTTAGTTGTTAAATCTAAGAAAGCCTTTTCCATAGAGAAGGATTTTTTAGTAGTTCCAATTTCTAGCTTATCCGCCCTTGCATACGATGTTCCTGCTCCAACTTCTGTAGTAAGAGTCGGACCTACATATGCAATAACAGTAGACGATACTACGTCTGCTACCATTATCTGAGTATTGTTCTCTGTATTAACAAATCCTGACAAAGTTAAAATATCGCCTTTAACAATATTTTCTGAAATCCAGCTTCCGGTCGACCTTGTTATCTGCTTTGTACCCGAGTTAATCGAAAGATCTACCGATACTGGGGCTACTGAGTCCCAAGTGTTATACATTACTGATTCCAAGAATTCGTCTAAGGCGGCTTCCTTGGCTAACTCAATCTGAAGATCTCCCTCTACTTTTAATCCTACTGTAACTTGTCCGGAGCTCATTCGATCTGTTCTAATTTGCTGAGATTCCGCAGTATCGGGAGTTCCCGACAGATTCTCAGAAGTAAATCTCGCTGTTTGAAAGTCTCCCACTCCGGGGGTTGTCCCATATGTAGTTTCTGGAATAAAGGCTATACGGACCAAATTTGACGAAGACATAGTAATTTTCTCCTATACATTAAAGTTATAAATCTAAATCCCTTAAATATCCAAGAATAAAAGTTCCGGACATAAATCCATCCTCAAAAGTTAGTGCCGCCCCAGACTCAAAGTTAGTTGGCGTCACAGATTCTATAAATATAGAGCCTATTTTTTGTCCTCTAAAAAGACTACGCAATGTTTCGGCCCTAGTCAAAATACTATCGGATACCCCTAGTTTTGCAATATCAATTACATGGATATAGACGGCCCCTGTTTCTCGATATTTGCCGGAAGTATTTGTTGAGTTGACAGTAATTGGAACTTCCTCGTTTCCTATAAACTGGACCCCTACCCAAGGACCGTCCATAGAGATACTTAGCCTTGTTAAAAGGTCTTGAAGTTCCTCATACTGTCCGGAAAGATCTACTATACTCTCTGTTGGGGCATTGGCAGTCAGGAAGTTTTTAATCTGAGTTCTAACATAGCTGGAAGACATTAAACGGCCCCTCTTTCTCTTATAGAGATACTAATGAAGGGATATAGATACGGTCCATATTTTTTTGATTTTTTCTTGCCCTTGGGAGGGGCATATGTGTCTCTTAACTCCTTACCATTGGCCCCTTTTAGTTTCTTGCCAGTGATTCCGACTTCAGACCCTAGGATAAATCCAAATTTAGCCGAGACATTGTGCTTATACTTGGCCAGTATAACGCGATAGGATAAAAAATAGGTTCCATTAGCTCCTAGTATTTTTTCTCCGCTTCTTTTCTTTTTATCTCTGCTCTTTACCAATTTTCTTTTAGTCCTCTGGGCCGTTACTCCAAGCCTCTCTAGCTTTCTGGCATACGGGACTACGTTTATAAACATAACTCTATCCCCTGGCTTTATTGGCGGAGAAGATTTAAGCCATGTAGAGAGTTCTGTTAGGGTTGTGGCCACTACTTTCCCATTATAGAAAACAAAATTTCCGGCCAAGTATAGCCCAGTAACTATTTTAGATTTTTTTAGTATCTCGACATAGGTGTCTTTTATTATTTCTAGGGCGCTCTCTTTAGAGGTAATGAATTCAATTTTTCCAAGGGGGCTTACTGAAAATATGTCTTTGCTCCTGCTTCCGTCCACTACAACGATAGGGGTTTTATCAAATCCCTTTAATTGTTCTTCTTTTAGTGTCTCTAGAGATATTTTTATCAGGGCCTCTTTGGTAAATTCTAGGAACTGTCTTAGGGATACTTCCCCTTTAAGATCGCTCTCTATGGAGTAAGTGGTAGATTTATTTCCAATTTCTCTTACAGAGACACTGGCGGTTAATCCCATTACCCTGTCCTCACTCTATATCCTATAACCACAGAGCCAATGTCGTTCATTTCAATTACTTCTGAAATAATAAGAGTGCCAGACTCGGGATGAACTATTCTGTCTCCCCGAAGTGGTTTGGGGAACCCCACTAGATCTAGGGCCTCCTTAGAAATAATAAACTCTCTTCCCCTAATAACTGTCTCGCTAGGGGCTTCCAGATTTCTAAAATAATTACTGGCCGCTACTTTTACACTGGCGGAAATATCGGGGGTGCCAAGTCTCTTTATTGTTACTTGGATTCCATGAACAGATAGTAAAAGATTAAATGCCGACTTGAGCATTATTAGGGGGCCTCCTCGATATAGTTTCTATCTCCTGATCCAATGATTACTCTCTCGGATCTATAAGAGTCTAACACGTTTATATGGTTCCCAAGGATTGTTCCGAACGCGCTGGATCTCTCGTTTGAATTAAGAGAGTAGTCAAAGTCTATGGAAATAGTTCCTGGAATAGAAATTCTTTGAACATCAGAGCCAAATGATAAATTTACTCCACTTTGTTTTTTAGAATATCTTTCCTGAATAAGAGATAAAATAACTGATTTAATAGGCTGTGGAATTTTGTCTTGTGCATATCCAGCCTCATAAGTAACCCTAATAATATCCCCGAAAACAAAAAACCCGTCTAGGTTTTTTAATCCTCCTGTTGGCTTATGAACTCTTACAAGTGCGGTTATATCCGTATCCCCTAGCAAGATGTCGTCTTCGCTGCCTTCCAATATCTCCGATACATTTATAGCCGGATAGTGGAATAGCTCAAGAGTAAGGGACCCCCTACTACCGCAGATTTCATCTTTATAAAAATGTTGAATGTACTCGTCTTGAAGAAACTTTCTTCCACAATAGCTCTCTACGGTTTCGGATAAAAGGGCTTCTTGTTGGAGTAACCAATCGTCCTGACTTGTGTCTGTTATATTTAGATATGTTTTAATTTCATTTAAAGTGACTAACATATTATGGCCATCCTAAAAAAAGTTTTAGTTCTCCGATTATCCAATTAATTCTTGATTGGGTCCACCAATGAAATGGCATACTCATATCATCTGGGAGAGTGTTCTGTAGCGAAATACAGGCGAGTTCTATGTCACCAGAAACAACCATATTCATTAAATCTACTGTAAAAGTTACTCCATACAGGGTTACTGGCAATGCTCTGATTTTTTGATGCATCCAAAGGCCTTGCATTGCGTTTATGTTTTCACTAATATTTTTTTTC